TGATGGTTGTGCCGGGTGGTAATTGAATTGGTCCAGAGGCTGCAGTTATGCCAAAGGCTGTTAAAATTGCAGTATGATTGTTTGATATAGTTCCACCACCTGCACTAGTAAAATAAAAAATTCCACCCTCTAGCGGTACAGTATTAACTAAAGTAGCACCTTGATGAAAATCAGTAAAAAACATGGTATCCAATTGATTTGGATTATCCGTGTTTGCAGTATGCTTTAAAGTATAGCTATTCTTACTTTGTATACCGTGTGCCATAAATACCTCATTATACTACAAACCAGTTTGAATTATCACTCATTAAATCAACTGCTTGATACTGTCTGGTCAAAAGATAACCGGTCACACCATCAATTGTCTGTGATGATGTGGTAAGAAGTGTCAAAATTCCAATATTATTTTGTTTTACAGTATATCTATTCGTATTTGATATGGCAGTTGGCATAGTTAGATTTATATTACCTGATGTGTTACCAACATAGACATAATCAGTAGATGATGCAGCTAAAGCTGTAGTTGATCCTGTAATTGTTGATATACTTCTAGAAATACCACCGCCATTTCCAGTAGTTGATAAAGTTATAGTACCAGAAGAAGCAGTAAATGTAATGCCAGTACCAGCAGCAAGAGTTACGCCACCTGAAAGACCATTTAATGTGTTTACGGGTTTAGTCCAACTCAAAGTACCGGAACCATTTGTGGTCAGTACTTGATTTGAAGTTCCATCTGACCCTGGAAGTGTCCACAATATATTATTTGCAATAGACGGTGCTTGGAATCCAACATATCCTTGTGGTTCTTGAATATCATAAAATTTTAAAGGACCAGAATTATATAATCCTAGTCCACCAGATAGATTTATGTTTACCGAACCTGAAGCCAATGCATTATTTTGAAATGAAATAGTTGATGATTGATCATCTATAACGAGATAAGTATTGTTTCCATTGCCATCTACATCACCAATATAAAGTGGTAAACTATTAGTACCATTAAATGAAGAAGTAAAATATGTTGGACTATTATTATCATATGGATAATAATTATTAGATATTATAGTGGCCACAGCAGTTATCTCATAAGCACTTAAACTTCCCGCAGCCGTACTCAATACGCCTGTACTTGGAATATAAGTCCAACTTGGAGCAGATGTATCAATATAAATTCCAGTATTTCCAGTACCAGTAGCAATAGCCAAATAGTGAGTGGTTCCCGCTGCTTCGGAAATTTGAACTTTAGAAGCACTTCCAGCAGTCAATCCAGATGCATTCCCTGTAAGATTTGTTGCAGCACCAGAGAAACCAACTGTAGAAGATACAAGTCCTGTAAAAGCTGCACCACCAAGAGTTACACCAGTAACAGCTCCCGTCAATCCATTGAATGAAATTACGTAATCACCAACTGGACCAGTGGCACCAGTGTTTCCTTGTGGTCCAGTAGCACCAGTTGCTCCAGTATTTCCTTGTGATCCAGTGGCACCAGTAGCACCAGTGTTTCCTTGGGGTCCTGTGGGACCAGTTGCTCCAGTGTTACCACCTCCACCACCACCGCCCGTATAGGCAATTGTAAGCGTATTGCCAGATGGTGTTACGGATATAGAAGTTCCAGCAGCAATATTAATGGACCCACAAAGACCATTTAATTGCGAAACATATTGCGTCAGACCACTCGCAGCATTATAAACATCCCAAGCGGTTCCGTTCCATTGCCAAGAACGCCCACCATAGGTGTAAATTTCGTTTAGTGCTGGATTTGTAGGAAAGTCTAATGCCATGTCTTAATATTTATATGATTTCGAACCATGAAAGATCTACTACGACTTTGCCGTTTGGGCTAGGACCAGCAGCAACAACAGTCAAAACATCGCTTACACCAGCTTGAGTTCTGCCCAATTGAAAGTTAAAATCGTTGCCTTCGTTGATTGTTGCAAGACCACCGCTATTAATGTAACCTCCGATAACATCTGTAGATGCAGTCAATCCTGTAGTTCCATCAAAAATTGCATAATCTACGTTTCCGTTATAATGTGTTTGCCATGTAGGTGCAGTTCCTGTGAATGTCCCATTTAGCACAATTCTATAGTGAATCCATGTGTTAGAAGTCACAATTGCGCTAATATTTGACGGAACAATAATTGAATCTAGTCTATTTGCATTTAGACGTATAGAAGCAATTGGATAATAAACTTGCCCCAAAGAAAGATTTACTGGAGTCGCATCCGTGGAAATATTGTATCTTCTGCTGAAACCCTCGTAACCTCCATCCGAAATAACAGAAGAACAAATTTGTTTCATGTTACTGCTTCCAGTTTGACCTGTTAAATTTTCAAGTTCATAACGAATTGGAAGACATGCAGTAGTCATATAAGTTGTTGTGTGCTCATTATCATTGTGGAATGTGTGGGCAATTACTGGCTTTCCATCGACAAAGAAACCAGTACGAACATCTCCTACGCCCAACCATTCAATATCAGTCCAAAAAATATTTGTTTTTGACACATTCAAGGTTCTTCCAGATGGACCAGTACCATCAAATGGATCTCCGTTCCACTCCGATTGGGTTGCAGATCTTGTAGTATTTAATGAACCCGAAACAAGATTCATTGTCAGAGTCAATCCACTTTGTTCAAGATATATTCCATTATATGGAATTCCTGCTGTCGCACCACCAGTAATACCAAAATATCCAACTCTCTGTCTTAAACCTGATTTTGGACTATTAAAAGCAAATGTGTTAAGATTTAACAAAGATTTTCCGGGTTGATATGGAAATACTCTTTTAGTTTCTCTTGTGACTTTAGATCCTGCAGTAGTTCCGACAATAAGGTTGATTGCACTTTCAGTTACAGCATATGAATAAGTTCCTCCGGTCACACCAAACGTATCCCATTTATCATTTGGCTGATATCTGTTTTGGCTATCAAACAAAGTGAAAGGATTTACAACTTTCAAACGATTGAACGCATCGACTGCATTATCTTTGAATCCAACTGTATCATTGAATAGGTATGACATTATATTATTCTCCATCCATTTCTATAAATGAAATGCAACCCGGCATTGTCTAGATTTATTATTGCTGAACTTTGATTATCGATCTTATGCGCTGCAGTGGCTCCGACAATCGTGATCTGACGATTGACTCCGTTGCCTGCATTTCCAGATTCATCCTTGACTACTAATTCTCTTCCGGTCTCTGGATTGGTTGGAAGAGTTACAGTTACTGGTCCCGCATAACTTACACCGATATAATAATCAGATGCAAGTGCTGCATATGTTGCTCCGGTAACTGCAGTGGTTGCAAGAATTGAAATTGAGGTTGTGCTGGAACCCCCAGTATTGGTTGGCTGTACCCATTGTTGGCTATTGCCATCATTAATATAGACGTATTCAATACCGTTGTCGGAGTCCATCCAACGGTCGCCCTGAGTTACACCAGAAGGAGATGTTGATGTATAAAAGAATTTTGATGGAGCGGTTCCTTGAGTACTCCCATCTGGAAATGTAATATAACCCGGTAACGATAACACGCCATTCTTATCAAAGTTCCAACTATAACCAATACCAGTATAATCTGTTCCAATTTGAACGAAATCGGGAGTAGAAACAACAAATTGATTCAAATCACCGCTGACTATTCCTGCATAGTTACCAGTTGCCCCAACTAGACCAACTAGACTTATACCACCATCACCATAAGCATCAGCAATCCTACTACCATTGGGTAGAAATACGCTTCCTGTCGCTCCAAGACTAAGTACAGAAGTCCCATTGATGAGACTTTTTACATTTACATTTCCAAACGTATCACCAGAAATACCGTTTACTGAGGAAATGCCACTACCACCCAAGGTTGAAATGGTTACAATTCCAGTTCCCTCCTCTGGAGATAATGTAATTCCTGATCCTGCAACAATTTGTGCAACTCCAGTAACGATGGGTCCAATACCACCAGATATATCTACTGTTACATTTTTTCTGTTTTTTGTTACCGTAACACCGGTGCCTGTAAAATTTATAGTATTAACATTACGAAGAAGTTTATCACCTTGATATGCAACATCTAGACCACCACCGCCACCGGGTGTGCTGAATTGTCCAATTTTATCTATGGCTTTTTGAATATCATCATTCTTAAATTGATTTAAGATGTTTGATACGTGTTCTGAATGAAACGAAAGAACTCCATCTTCCAAACTTAATGGAAATTCTGCTTCAATTACTGGAGACTGTCCATCACGTCCTGCAGGTCCTTCTGGGCCTGCTTCGCCTCTTGGTCCAGCAGGACCTTGAGGGCCCATAGGTCCTCTATTACCTTTATCTCCTTTTTCTCCACTCGGACCTTGGGGACCAAGTTCGCCTTGAGGTCCAACTTCACCCTGATCTCCATCTTTACCGGGTATGCCTTCTGGTCCTTGCTTTCCTTGCTTTCCTTCAGGACCTTGAATGCCTTGAATACCCTGTTGACCAGGAATTCCTTGATCGCCTTTATCACCTTTCTCTCCTTTTGGTCCTCTTTCTCCTTTTGGACCCATTTCTCCGACATTGCCTTTTGGTCCTTGTGGACCAACAATACCCTGTTCGCCTTGTTCTCCTTGAACTCCTTGATTGCCTTGGGCGCCTCTTGGCCCTGCCGGACCCATAGGACCGGGAATACCTTGGTCACCTTTTTCACCTTGAAATCCTTGTGAACCAATTTGCGGAACAATTTCCTTTACAATTGTTTTTTCAACAATTTGCACCATTGGCTTTTGCACAATTGGCTTGGATATTTTTTGTATTGGCTTTGGTTGTTCTAGTTGCTCAAAAAGATATTTTATCTGGCTTGAATTACCAACAAATTTAATAACTTTGTTACTGTTGTTTTCAATGAAATATCTTTCGGTAACTCCGCTGCCCACATATATTTTTTCATCAGCTGTAAGGGCTGAGATTTCTTTTAATAATATATTCTGGTGCAAAGAACCAATAGGTCTTTTTAATTTGTAAACAACACCTTGAACATTTTCAAACAATAAATTTGCTTGGAACATGTCCTTTATCTTTGTGGAGTTTCCTTCCAAAAGATAAGATTCACCATATTCATCTCTGAGATATAGTTGTGTGATGCCTGTTCCGACTTTTACTACTTTTGGGTTGTATGCAGACTCTACAATATGATAAGTGCCACCCATCAAAAGATCCGGGTGATTTTTTATCAATTTAAGAGAAGTTTTGTTCTTGCCAAAGAACATTTATTATGTCTTTATATTTATGATGGCTGGATTCCCCCACCAAATGCACCTGCATTATTTACGCCACCTGATGTGATACCACTTAATTTAATTGCCCAACCTTGATGGATATATGATGTAGATGCAGATCCACTTAATAAATCAGACCAGTTAGTATTAGTTCTTATACCACCTCGTGCAGTGGTAGTAAATGTACCAGAAGGATAGGTCAACCCAACACCTTGTTTTATACTAAGTTCAAAAGGTCTACTTGACGGCATTGCCCAAGCCAATCCAGTAGAAATTCCAAATGGTGCCAACATATCACTATCACCAACATCTTTATGTGCTGTGTTGCATACCAAAAATGTGCCATCTCCTAAAGTTACTGGAAGATTGTCACCATATGTTGACCAATAAGTAGCGCCACCAATACTAGATAAAATGTTTCCAAGATTTGGCAAAGGCATTGAAATTGTATTTGGTTTTGTTAAAGTCCATCCACCATTTTTCATTGCAATAATATCAGCAGTTATACCTTTTGGCCCCAAATCTCCAATATAAGTTGATCCAGCCCCAGCAGTTATAGTAGCCCATGTAGTACCATAATCTGCCGCTCCAAATTTTCTTAAATATTGTCCATCAATTCCACCAGTTGGAACACCAGCTCCGGTATTACCTGTTGCTCCAGTTGCACCTGTGGCTCCAGTGCGTCCAGTGTTTCCAGTTGTTCCGGTAAATCCAGTTGCACCCGTGGGCCCAGTTGAGCCAGTCGTTCCTGTAAATCCAGTTGAACCAGTAGTGCCAGTAGCACCAGTACTACCTGTAGTTCCTTGGTCACCTTGTTGACCCACTGCACCCGCCAAATTTATTTCCCAAGAAGAAGCGCTAAAAATACCAGTTCTACTAACTACCACAACACTCAGAGATGTACCAGAATATGAAGCAACTGTGCCAGTAAAAGAATTTGAAGCAGAAGACGCTACTAATACACTCTGTCCTTTGGTGTATGCCAAATTAGAAGATGCCACTGTAATTGATACTGTGCTTCCTATAAATCCAACGGCTCCGGTATTAATAGAAGTAGAAGATGTTGTTTTGTAAATGTCACCGTTTGCACCATCTGCACCATTGTTTCCAGTCGAACCTTGAGTACCAATTTCACCAGTTAAATTAACGGTCCACGGCCCATAGCTTCCACTTGTAGAACTTATTTGCAATAATGTTGCTTTTATGTACCCGGTACTTGCAGTATAAGTTACAATTCGTCCAATAAAATATATTGATGAATTATAATATACACGGATACAATCACCAACGTTATATGCCAAATTACTTTGATTTACATAAAATTCTGCAAAATTATTAGTAATTATTGTACTTAAGTTTAAAGTATTTGAAGTTGTACTGTAATATCCTGCTCCAGTAGAACCAGTTGGTCCAGTAGCACCAGTAGCACCTGTATTACCAGTGTTACCTGTGGTTCCAGTAAATCCTGTGCTTCCTGTGGATCCTGTGGGTCCACTTGTTCCCTGTGGACCCGGAGAACCCTGTGGACCTTCTGGGCCTACAGGACCTTCAATAGATACAGCACCTGTTAAAACAACCGACCAGTTATTTTGTGATATAGTTCCAGTTTTTGAATTTACTTGGAATTGTAATTGATCTGATAATGAATAACTTAAAACCGTGCCATATATATAATTTGTAGTATTATAAAAAACTCGAATATTTATTCCACCAGCATAAGCCAATCCTTTTCCTACAGTTATTGTAATAGTATCTCCAACAGCCACTGTAGATAAATCTATTGTAGTAGTACTTGTCGTAGTAAATTTATCTCCAGCTGCTCCAGTAGCACCAGTTGGTCCTGTGGCTCCGGTTGCTCCGGCTCCAGTAGCACCAGTTGCTCCAGTGGCTCCAGTATTTCCTGTTGGACCGCGTACCGTAGAATCTGCTCCGGTAGCACCAGTTGGTCCAGCAGGGCCTGTAGGTCCAGTATTTCCAGTAGGACCTTGTACTGTAGAATCTGCTCCGGTGGCACCAGTTGCACCTGTATTACCACGTGGACCTTGGACTCCTGGAGTTCCAATTCCATTTCCTCCACCTCCACCACCTATTACAATTTCTGGAGATGGTGTAACAATTAAAGTAGGATACGTAGTTTGTACATCAATATTAATATTTGAAATTGAATCAGCCATTAGAATCTCGTAACTTCAGGTAGTACTGTAAGTGATCCTCTCAAAATTGTAGTAGTATCACTTCCTCTTGGATTAGTTAATTGAATATCATATTTTGCTGTGGCTTCCGAAGAAAGCTGAGCAGTATATGTAGACCCAATTGCAATGTATATTGTTCCTCCAGTTGCGCTTGCAGCAAGACCACCAGTAAATCCTTGTGGAAAGTCTGCAAAAGTCGAACCCACTGGAATATAAATTTTATAAGAAGAAACTATATCAGTAGGATAATAACTTTTTCTTACTTGCATTCCTAGAGTACAACCACCTAAATTATACGCAGTACCACCGCTATCCTTTAGGTACATTGCCCATTTTAAAGTGTCACCTTGGACTACATTTACGTCAAAGTTACTGGCCATAGTATTCTCCAAAAAATAATAGCCTAGTATAGGCTATTATTAATTATTTAGATGTTTTTAACGATTAAAGTTTTACTGATTGTAATGCATCAAGGCTCTTTGAAAAAGTTGTCTTGTTTACATTATTTTTAATGTTTTCTTCCATTTGTTTTTGTTTTTCAATAATAGGTTGAACATTTTGCATATGTGTTTGTTCAAGAACTTTTACATATGCTTCTTTGTTCTTTTGAACTCTTTCTCTATGAATTTCTGGTAGATAAGGTTCAGAAAGAAGTTTTTCACATGCAGCCAATCCCATATGATACTTTCCAACATAGTATGCAGTAGTACCAATTTCATCCAATATACCCCATTGATATACTGAATGGTCAACAAACAAAATATCATTTGTATCGGCACTAAGTGATAATCCCTGAGCAGCCATCAAAAATGCTGTCTGTGGTCTACCATTTTGTCGGTATGTGCATGATAGTTGATATAGAGGTTCGGCACGATTTGGACGAACCTCATATGCCTTTAGGAAAGCATCAGCAACTTCTTCGACTGGCTTTCCTTGAATTGCGCGACAAATACCTACACGCATCCAAGAATAAAAAATTTCTTCTGGCCAATTTTTCATGTTAGCACGAATGATATATTCTTTTTCTGCAATTTCATACAGTTGAGCATCAAATGCAGATTGTGCTGCATAGAATTGCTTTCTTGCCTGATTGGGATCTTTTTCCAAGTATTGCTTGAGCAAGAAATAATCCTTGCAGTACTTCTCTCGGTCACTACCTGAAGATCTTGATCTGCAGCCTTGGGTTCTCACACACCAGCTGTAATCACCTTCAAGCTTTTGAACATCCATAGGAGCTTCACAGCAGGCATATTCGTGCAGTGGCTCCTCGTACCGCCAAAGTTTCTTTCCTAAATTAAAAATCTGTGCGCGATACCATACTAGTGGTTCACGAACAATCTTAACAACATAACCATCAAGAGTATTATCAAAAGTATCGACAGATGGCAAAGTTCCCTTGATGTAATCATCGGCATCAATCATTAGTGCCCACTGGGTCTTGCCATGGCAGTGAGCCAATACCTTGGAACGATTGGTTCCAAAGTCTTCCCACGCATGATCCAAAATCTCACCGGGAATGTTCTTTGAATCAAAGAAATTTTTGATAATTTCCTTGGTATTATCAATAGAGCCAGTATCGGCAATAACATAATAATCAATATATGGTGCGACAGATTCCAAGCACTCTTGAATATTTGGTGCTTCGTTTTTAACAATCATTGCTAATGTAAGTTTATGCATAGTCATCCTTATGAATTAAAAAATTTACGTAAAGTTCCTGGATTAAATTTTGGTACCAGTTCCCAATTATTTCTTTCTGTGTGTTTTATAATCTTGATACCATTGATTGGCATCTGATCTTTTATCTTGTCTTTATCAACTACTTCCAACAGTTCCCAATCCTCAAGAAGTTTTACTATTGTGTTTCTTCTTTTTAGATCTTCTTCTGTTGTGTTTGATGGCAGTCCATCCAATGCAAACAATTCTTTAAAATGCGCAATTATGTACACATCATCCTTATGAATGAGATGGCACGATTGATACAGAACATTTTTGCCTTTTGGAGATACGCCTATTCTGGACAAAGTTTCACGGACAACCATAAAATCTTCATCATCAAATAAATTTATATGAACTCCAACATCATTAAATACACGCTTCGAAACTTCAGACATAACTCATCCTTATTAAGATTTTGGACCACCAGTATCCAAAGACTTCTTTATTGCTTCTAAGTCTTTGGGTCCAAGGATATTTAGTACTTCTCTAGCCTTGGATTCTGTGTATCCATAGACAGTACGGATGAGATCAATATCGTCTTCTACTTCTTTTTTAAGCCAAGGAGAAAACCTTTTCTTTTTGCGAATGCCAAGTCTATGAAAGTCAAACTGACTCTTATTGTCCAACCAAGGTGCGCAATTCATTTCATTGGCATGAAAGATTGTATCAGGGAAATACGATAAACACCTATTTACGACAAATGGTTTATAAAGACGAGGATCTACCTCATCCTTGTCCAGTAGAGCTTTTTTGTCGTGATTGATGCTCCCCAGAAAATCTTTAAGTTTTAGCTCTTCTGGCTTCATCAGTTAAACTCACAGTCCATCATAAGTTGCACAATAAGGGCCATTGTATTGATTTCTTGGTCTGCCGCAAAGCCAGACTTATATTGATATTCTGCAATAATGAGAATAGCCTGTGGAATAGAATTTGGCTTCAATGCTGTATATAGTTCTGTGTACAGACGCTTATAGAAGTCAGCAGTATTGAGATCCAAGTTTTGAATAACCCACTTGCGGCAAGACGTAAAATCCTTGCCCTTCATGAAGCCAAGCAATTCCTTGTAAGATTCACTACTTCCTTGAGCCAAGATACCAACATCAATCTTTCCAGATGATGAATATCGCTGCAACTCATTAATAATTCTACGAATATCCGGGAAATGCTTCTTTACCAGGTTAGAAAGAACCTGAGTGTCGTAGGGAACCTTTTCTGTGTTGAGAATGTACTCAATACGCTTTAGGATTCCAACAGCAACCTGAGCTTTTTCAGCACTTGGAATAGTAAAGTCAATTCCGGTGCAACGAGAATGAAGGGGATCAATGATTCTGTTTTTGTAATTACAAGTCATGACGAATCTGCAGTTGTTTGCAAATTCCTCAATCGCCCCACGCAATGCTGGCTGAATAGACTGTGCATTCGCATAGTCAAACTCATCCAAGATAACAATCTTCAGTCCACCATTAAGTGAGACCGTAGAACAATAGTTACGAATCTTTGTCCGAAGAGTATCAATGCCATTCTCTTCAGAGCAGTTGATTACAATGCTATCAGCTTTCAAATCATTGGCCAAGGCACGGGCAACCGTAGTTTTGCCCGTGCCTGCCTTGCCGTATAGCATCATGTTTGGGATGGTACCTTCCTTGATCATGCCATTAAACACAATGGAAAGATCAGTAGGAAGAATACAATCGGACAGTGTTTTGGGGCGATACTTTTCGACCCAAAGTAGATTAGTCACATCAGACACGATTAACCCCGCTTGATAGCGATGTAGTAAGAAAGATCCAGACTCTTGTGCGTAAACTTAGATACAACAGTATCAGTCAATTCTACTGTATACGAACCGGGAATAAACTTCATCTCGGAAACGTTGATAGTTCCCTCAAAGTCCTTACCAGTATAGTTCTCATCAATAACGATTTCAAAGTTATTGCTAGTGCTCTGGCTAGAATCATCAACACTGATTACAAACTTGCCATCAGCACCGCTCATACGCAGATCACTGACCTGAAGAACGCTAGATGCCTTTAGGATCTCATTCAAATCCTTTTCATCCAATTCAAACTGAGTCACTACATTTGGCATCTTCATTTCACTCTTTGGAACAGTCAAGAGGCTAGGCTCGGAATAGTAATAAGTAACGCTAGACCGACCATTGGTAATCACAACATGGGTGTCATGGAACTCAAGATCTGGATTGGTAAACATGCTAATGATTCCAAGGAACTTGTTGAGATCCCAGATTGGAACTTCAACATCAAAGTCCTCGGTAACCTTGGCCTCAACAAAAATGTTCTTACCAGATGAAACAGTCTTTAGACTGTTTCCGGGCTTGATAAGAATGTTGGAGTTGATGGCTGCAAAATTCTTTAGAATGTTATAGGTTTCTTTGCTCAGACGCATTTTTGTCACAGTACTCATATAAATCTTTCTGTAAATTAATCAAAGTCTTTACGATAAACGCTATCGTTAAGTTGCTGTTTCTGTTCGTGTCTATTGCCGCGCTTGCTACGCTTCTCTTGCTTTTTACTCAAACCACTGGGCTTGTTCTTGCGGCGATTCTTAAACTTCTCAAAACTTTCTTCGTTCATAATTACATTATAACTCCTAAAAACATAAAATCAAGTAGAAATCCATTGATAACCATTTGAATCTCTAAACCATACATACATAACTCCCGAATCATTTATCCAAAGTTGATTTTCAACTGGATTAATTGGTGGGTTTGTTCCCTTATAAGGTTCGGACAAACCAGTATTAAACCAACTATATTTATCTTGCTGAGGACTTTTTTGTGTTGTCCGTGAGCATTCGTACATTCTTCCTTGGTCAACTACGACATCCCCTTTTTTGTAAATTAAAGGAGTTCCGTTTGAATTTTTAAATTTAAATTGACCTTTGAACATTTACAAATATTTATACTATAGCTTTAATACGGGAAAAATTATTTTTCTTTTCAAATTGCAAAGTTTGGTCAAACTTATCCACCAACGCATCGGCCTTATGACTGATGATGTAGATTGAACATTTGTTTTTCATCTTGTTCAAGACTTTCATAAATGCCTCTGTACCTGCTGCATCCAAAGATGAATCTAGGATTTCGTCAAAAATCAACAGATTGCAGTTAAGGCTGTTTTTCATCTTGGCAACTTCACGCCAAGTCAGCAGGATCGCCAAGTCAATGCGTTGCTTCTCTCCCTCAGAGAAAGAGGAATATGAGAATGCATCTCTGTATCGGGACTTGATGGTCTCCTTGAATTCCTCATCGATTGTGAAGTCAACATAGAGATTAAGCTTTCCGAGGAACTTATTGACGAGTCCATTGATGATGGGAACATAATGTTTGATAATACGGCTCTTAAGCCCCCCATCCTTGAGGATATCATAAACAACATCATAGTGAATTTGTTGAGAGATAAAAGATTCAAGTTTCTTAGCGATGTCATTCTTTTTATTTTCTGATTCAGTAAGGCTGTTTTCAAGTATGGAAATATTGCTGGAGGCTTCTTTGTCTTTCTTGTCTTTTTCAATTACCTTGATATTTGATTCGGCATTTCCAATTCTATAATTCAAAGAATTTATGTCTTGAACTTTACCTCTGGACAAGATTGTGACTTTTTCATATTCTTTCTTGAGGGCATCGAGTTCAATGTTTTTCTTTTCAGCCACCTTAAGTGCCTCAGAACAGTCTTTGGACTTTTTGCGTTTTTCTTCCAGATGTTTTTCTTTTTGATCTTTTGGAAGAACTTGAAGACAGCACTTACAAGTTGCATTTTCTTCAAGTGCCTTGATGTCATCTAGCAAGGTAGCATGGAGTGTTTCGGTCTTTACCAACATGGATGGAACATCTTTTAGAGATTCAATCTTTTTGTTGATCTTTGTTATTTGATCTCCAAGTTTTTTATGCTCATCTAGTTCAGTCTTAAGTAAAACTTTATCTTGATCTATTTGGTCTTGGTATTCTTTAATTCGATTGACAAGAACATTGATATCGTCTGCGTTGCTGGTCTTTACCTGATCGATAAATTCTTTTTGAGATTTAATCTTCTCATGGGCAATCTTGACCAAACTTTCATGCTCACCAATAGATACCTTAAGAGAACTAAGTTGACCCTTCACATGTTGATTCATGTCTGCCAAGATATCAAGATCCAAAAGACCTTCAATGATCTTACGACGTTCCGAGGGAGTCAACTGCATGAATGGTATGAAGTTAGACTTACCAAGAATGACAACCTGCTTAAATGCTGCATAGTCAAATCCAAGAATATGTTCTTCAAACATCTCTTGGTAATCCTTGGACTTGGCATTCTGGTCTATCATTTCCCCGTCCTTGATAATTTCAAAGATCTTGGGTGATAGACCACGGCGAACCAAGTAATGGGATCCTGCCTTGTTGAACTCAATCTCAACAAGGCAATTCTTGCCATTAACGGTGTTTACAAGCTGCGGTATATTAATGGGCCGGAAGGGCTTTCCGAACAACCCAAAGCACAGGGAGTCCAATAGCGCAAAAGACTTGCCATGTCCGTTAGTCCCGGTAACTAGCGTAGTCTTATGACTATCTAACTTAATTTCTGAAAAATTTGTGCCAAACGATCCAAAATTTTTAAACCGAACTTTTAAAAATTCAATCACTCTTCATCCTTTGATAGTGCAGTATTATACGCTTCATCTATGATCCGAGCAAGAAACTTCTTGTCAATAGACTTTTCCTGAATAGTCTCAAGTTCTTCATGCAGTAGTTGTAGCGTGTCCTTATGAACATCCACGGCCACCAGTTCAGGGTTTGCTGACACCTCTTCGGTCACTGCCAATTCTGCCACGCCTGCTTCATAGAACTTATCCATGTATTTTTCAAAACTCGCAGCCTTCGTGCGCTTCTTGATAAAAATCTTGACATAGCAGTCCTTGAACTTTGAGTAGTCAAGTTTTTCTGGTTCGTCTTCATTATAATCAAGCGTATAGAATAACTTTTTGTTATTTTCGACAAATACCAATTCTCTAGCCAAAAAGTCAAATACGTGGAATCCTTTTGGTTCCCAAACATCTGAGAAAGCCATCTGGTATTGCGTACCCAAATAGTGAATATTGTCACGAGTGGACTTAATATGATAATGCCCAGTAAGAACGTATTCAAACTTGTCGAAGTGTTTGGGGTCATATCCTTGCTCTATAAAGATACCACGAATACTCTGAAATCCAAATAATTCCAGATGCCCCATTAGAAGAGAGCATGTAGTATTAGTAATAAACTGTGCTGCTTGGCCTTCGTTCTCTGGATTGATCCATGGAAGGAGGGCTACACATCCTGCCGAAGTTTGAATCTCTGTTGGCTCTGAATAAATTTCCCAGTTTTGATATGGTGAAACCAATTCGTGCAATGAGTTCACATTATTGTTATTGCGATAATAGGTATCATGGTTACCACAAATAGCAATACACTTGATTCCCATATCTCTAAGAGGTTCAAAGAACCGTGTTCGGACTTGGTGAAGCGTCTTGAAATTTATATACTTTCTACGATCAAAAACATCTCCCAAATGGAAGATGGTCTTGATGTTGTTTTCCTTGAGATAGGGAAACAACTGTTCTTCAAAGAACGATAGAAAGTATTCAAGTACTATAGGCGAATCAGCTTTATAGCCAAAGTGAGTATCGTTAAGAATTACTGCTTTCATACATCTAATCCAGTTTTTTTAGATTTACGAGTTCTCTTACCTTTCTTTGGTGTAAGCATCTCGTCAAATCTTTGCATATCAAGATCAGTAAGACCAAAAAAGTCTCTACGACCTATATCAATACCAGCATAGGTTTCATTGAACCAGTTATGAAAGTCCTTGTCATTCTGCTGTTCGGCATACTTGTATTGGGTGTACTTTTCACGCTTTTCTTTATTGATTATACGCACAAAAGAAAACCAGCAGATTTGGGTTAGATAACCGAAAGGGCTGCTGGACTTTGCTGGATCAAAGTTATCAATATATGTTATACAGTTTAATACCGCATCAGATACCATTTCTTCTCTGTATGGATAATTTGCAAAATTTGGACGATAAGAAAGGCGAGATGCAATTTTAAGAATGCACTCGCCAATAAAATCAGGAAGTTTTGGCTTTTTACGACCAGCATTCTCTGAATCATCTTTTTTCTTTTTGTATTCTACTAATGCATCTAAAAGATCCTGGTTACTTACGTAATCAGCATCTGATGCTGCTTTCTTTTTTCTTTTCTTTTTCACCTTATTATTATAAGACTAATATAACACATGTCAAGAATTATAATTAATTTATTGTTTAATCCAGTCCGTTAATCTTACTTTTGGTTCCCAATTAAGATGTTTTTTAATTTTTGTTATATTTGCAAGAGTTATTCTGCTTTCGCCCAACCTTGCGGGAATATTAATTGTATTCCCACCGATTATTTCAGCAATTTCATTTATTGAGTAATTTGTCCCCGTACCAACATTATATGTTTGCCCATACTTGTATATGGTATGTTCTGTGCCGTTCACTTGCCACTCATCAAATTCTTTTGTTGCTGCCAACAAATTAGCCTCTACTACATCGGATACGTGTGTAAAGTCTCTGCGCTGTTCGCCATCCCCCACAATAGTTAAAGGTTGGCCGGCTGCTTTTTGTCTTTGAAATATACCAACTACAGGAGCATATTGTCCTTTTAAAGGTTGTCGTTCACCATAAACATTAAAATACCTAAAAATAATTGTTTCAAGATTGTATAATTTAGAATACAACTTGCACATTTCTTCTCCAGCTGTTTTGGAAACTGAATACGGATTCAAACAATCATTCGGCATATCTTCTGAAAGAGGACATGAATTTTTTAAACCATATGCAGATGACGTAGATGAATAAACTAATCTTTTTACTTTATATTTTCTACAAAGTTCAAGTATGGTTGATGTTCCTACTACATTTGTTTCTACTGCCTTGAGGGGATCTTCTATACATGGTTGTATTCTTGCCTCTGCTGCTATATGAAAAACAACATCTGGTTTATGTTTTTTAAAGACATCAGAACACATTACATAATCGCATATATTATACTTGTAGTTATTGGCTTTTTTATTCCAATAAAATTGATCATGTGCATCGGAAGATTCGTTATCAATTACCGTTACATCATGTCCATCTAATATTAAACGATCAACAAGATTTGAACCAATAAAACCAGCACCACCTGTTATTAAATATTTCATATTATTTTTTTATTATTCTAATACCTGTATAATCTATAATTTCAATTGTAGGTAAATAATTTATTTTTTTAAAAAATTCATCAACTGCTTTTTTACACCCCTGCCAATGCCCATAATCATCTACAATAAGAACCCCCCCAACAACAAGTTTGGGCCATAGTATATCAAGTTCTTTCATTGTTGATTCATACCAATCAGTATCAAGACGTAATAAAGAAATGCATTCTGGTATATTATTTTTATCATTAAGAGTTTGATTGACATCGCCAACAATATATTTAATTTTATTTTTTGGATAATTTGATAATGATATTACTGAGGAAACTTCTTCTAATGAAGCAACACACATGGGGTAGCGTGTTCTTCCTTTATAACAAATATCATGATTAGATGGGGGAGTCATTCCGGTAAATGTATCGTATAAAAAAATATTGTTGGATATTTTATCAATAGATTTAAGATATTCACACATTCCTAATATATTTCCTCCTTTCCATACACCACATTCAACTAAATCTCCAGATATATTATTATTTACCAAATATTCCAATGAATCATACAAACAAAAAATTCTTTCATTGCTGGTCATGGTATAAGGTTTTATTAAATTTAAAAAATTTTTTTTTGTAATTTTCATTTATTTACTGCTATGCAAAAAGAAGGACACCCGCATTTAGTTAAAGCTTCTATATAAAGATTAGTTTCCTGACAAAATTCATTTACTGCACGTACTACACCATCAAATCTGGGAGTTATATAATCATGCCCTAATATAAATCCACCATTTTTTATTTTTTTATAAGATAATTTTAAATCATTTTTTACTGCTTCGTATGAATGGTCTGCATCAATATACACATAATTAAAATAATTATCTGGTTTTGAATTTAAAAAATCTACTGTACTACTTTGAACAATATTAACTCTAGCATCATTTTTATAAAAATTTATTAAATTTGTTTTAGCTTGTTCTAAATCAACTTTAATTATGTTATTACCATCTTTGTCTCCAGATTCCTGTATACCATTAAATAAATCAACAAGATACAATTTATTTGGATTTTTATTTAATAAAATATTTGAAAAATTACCAATAAAAACTCCAAGTTCGCAACCAATATCATTATTTTTTAAATAATGATTGATCATTGTATTTCTGTCATTAAAAATTTTAATATTGTTATGAATCACAGATTATATCCTTATTTTTATAAAAATTATTCATTCTATCATATTTATTTGCCATTTCTCCACTATAACCTGCAAAATGGTAAATTGTTTTATCAAAACATTTTTCTGGAGAAAACGATACCATATTTGTAATATTATTAACAGATAAATTGTTATTCTGCATTTTTAAAAATAAACTATAATTAAAAATACTCTGTTCCATCTTGGCTTGATTTAAACAAGACAAATCATTATAGTTTATAGATTTTGTTATATTGTTTATATCTTGTATAAAATTTATATTATTAAATGCAAAAGTTCCGGCATTATAACCAGAATACTCATTCATTTTATTTTTTTCTTCTTGAGAAGCATTCGAATAACAAAACCATTCATGGCTCATGCTGTAATTTTCGCTCACAACAGTTACGCTATCTTTTTGTAAGATATTTTCTATTTTATCCAAAAAAATAATATCACTATCCAAATAAATGTAATGTTCATATCCTGCTGGGAGCATATCTGTATATTTCAACCAACCTATATAATTTAAATTTAAATTTTTATGAATAAATAATTCATATGTACATGATGTTGGTAGTGCTTGATCCGTAGTTACTATTGCAAAATCAAAATCATCTTTATTATTTTTTATTAATAATGAATTATATAAAATATCAATGCAATCTAATGCACGACTTTTAAAATCGGAAACTGTGTATATTAAATATTTTTTCATCTAAGCTCACTTTTAAAAATCCCACATTCAGAACCTTGTTTTGTAAGAGATGGTTCCCACCAATAGATTGTGTGATTATGTTTTTTATGTTGACAGGCAATTTCCCAGTCAGCAACCAAATTAAATGGAAACCACGTAGAAGCCAAATCATCAATTGTCTTTTTCTTTAATAAAATTGAATCTGCACATCTAGATGCTGGATGTTCTTTTTTATAAGAAATTGTATTATTAGATATATTGGAAGGTTTTAAATTTGCTCCACTACCAAAATATATGGCATCCCAGTCTGGTGGAGTGCGATCAAGATAATTATAGAATTTAACATCAAAATTATCATCTAAAATAACATCATCTTCAAATATTAAACAATGATTAAAATTTTCTTCGGATAAATTTTTAAATATTTTTCCAAATTTAATTGCTAAAGATATTTCTGCAAGATTTAAAAATGGAGGATGTATGTATTGTGTCCCAGATCCCCACAAAGAAACTTTTTCTTCCCATTTTTTTGTGTTTATTATTTTTGGTTCATAGAATGTTTTTATAACATCTTCATTTAATTCTATTGCATCATAATCTTCATAAAAAGAATAATCAATAAACTCAAATTTATTCATTTGATTTATCATATTTTGTTTTCTTTTATTTAATTTTTTACAATGAATTATTGTTGTCTTTATATCTACCACAATAGATTATCCTATATTTATCATTTCGTTTTCAATATATTCTGCAACTTTTTTAGGACTTATATTATTTAAATACCAATTATAAGTTTCTTTTGATATATTTTCAAGTTCTTTTTTGGGTCTACTTAATATGTCATCAATAATATCTAATTCTTGCCACGATTTTGGTTTAAAATAAGGCATATTTTTATTATAAAAAAAGTTACAAGGTTTATCACATATTATAATATTTCCACACATAGCACTTTCATTTATTCTGAAACATTCGGTAGTTACATATCCAGGAGGACAAATAGACAATTTAGTATTTGACATTATAGATGCATAATCTTGAACTGATAAATTTCCTTTCCATGTACGACTCATATTAAAATATTTTACTTTTCCATCATGTTGTCTTTTTGTAAAAGCTATACCAAGCCCTTCTCTGCCATTATTATTCCATGCTCCACAAAAAGAATAATCATAAGTGCGTTCCATAAATGGAATTTCATTTGTACCATTAAACCCTCCAACCCATCCAAGAGGAAGTGGTTTAACTTTTGGATGTACTTCATTTAATAATCCATAATTTTTAAAAATAATTATAATATTTGGATGATTTAAATATTTTGTTGGCATAGAATGCTGCTCGTCAGAAATTAAAAACATAATAGTTGGTTTTTTTAATTCTGTTTTAATATCATTCCATCTTTGAACATATATTATATCATATTTTTCACCAAAATTTAAATAACTGCATATTTGATTAAAATATTCTACTTCAACTAGATCACCAATTTCATTAATAATATTCATATAGTTTTAATCTTGATAAAAAAGTTTTGTTTTTGTCATTCTATTCCAACCAAAATCAAATAAATGATCTATGCCCACTGGAAACTCTTCTTTTGGTTTGTTTTGTAAAAGTTTCCAATTTTTATAAATTCCCAAATGGTGATTATACCATTTTTCTTTAAATTCTACATCTTGTTCAAAATAATAATTGTAATGATCAAAATAAATTGATATTACTGCTTGCTTTCCATTTCCACCTTCTAATAAAGGCGGTTCATGTTTTTGAAATAATTGGCCTTTCCAATTCCACAATCGTGTATATCCACTATTAATGCATTCTCCCCATTCTCCTGTGGCTAATATATTTTTTCCTATCCACGCTTTGCATGGAAATGAAGCACAATCCAGATTATGACTTAACATAGTTTCTTCTGCTTTTTGTATATCAGCAAGCTGCCATTGTTCGTCACAATCAATCTGCCATAAAAATGCTTCATTGTATTGTTTTTTGATTGTATCAATACAAGCATTTACTTGATGGTCTTTTGAGTGCCACAGACCATTGCATGTCAGTACTTTTACCTTTGGGTTTGAAGCAAGATTTAATAAAAATTCATAGGTACCATCTTTACTTCGACCATTATTGTGGTATTCATCGGGCATGGGTTTGCACCAAGATGTGCTACCGTTGCTGTGTACAGCACCTTCTGCTATTACCCATAAGTCAAAATTGTCAATTATAAATTTATAATAATCTTTGTGCATCAAATGGTGTAAACCATTTAATATAATTGTAAATGCTACTCTTGGTATCTTATTTTCCATTAATCACCGATTCCATTTATAAAATTTGGATTGATAAAAATACTAGCTTCACCATTATTTAACTTGCGACAAAATGGAACCCATTCACACCACGGAAGACCATTTTCATCTCTTCCAATGTGTCTAGCATTCTTTATTGATTTTATTTTTACAATACCCATACCACCAAATGCTGATTCTACTTTTATGGGTAAATGGTGTCTATCAATATGAATTCTTCTTGCATGAGAAAACATGTTGTTTGCATCTGTGTGTGAAATAAACGCCGGTCTATCTAAATTGATATGTTTTATTAGATCAAAAGGCATCCAGTATTCGTGACGAAGTGCCCAAAGATCATAATATTTTTGTTCTTGATTTGCACATATCATATCCCAATTATCATACTTAAAATTGGATAAAAAACACGCTGGATCTATTTTATATGCAGAACGGTCATCAGCATCAAACATACAAAGTAAATCATAATCGACATATTTAAATTCAACATAATCAAGATAACAATTTCTTGCAATTGAAATTCTATCAGTTCTTGCTGAGTATTGTTCTTCCAAATTTCCTAAAGAAACAACTTCAATATTTGAATTTAAACTTTGTAAATGTTTTAACACATCTAAAGTTTTATCAGAAGAATCAGATTCTATAAAAATAATCTTATATTCTTTAAACAAAGAAGCCAAGTTAAAAATATTTGAATAAACCGCGTTTAAATATTTTTCACAATTTCTTATTGCACAAGCAAATATTATACGTTCATCGCGCATACTTGATTGTCTACCCATGTATATGTTTTGGTAATACCTTCTAAAAGAGGCTGTGATGGTTTCCAATTAAGCTTTTGATGTATTAATGTATTATCAGAATTTCTTCCACGTACTCCAATTGGTCCGGGTATATTGTTTATTGTAATGTTTTTTCCTGAGATTTTAATCACCATGTTTGCTAACCCATTAATACTGATCATTTCTTCTGATCCAATATTAACTGGTCCAGTAAATTCTGATTCCATCAACTTCCTAACAGCAGTCAAGCATTCATCAATATAAAGAAATGATCTAGTTTGTTTTCCGTCACCCCATATATCAATAACACCATTATATGTGCACTCTGCAACTTTTCTGCAAATTGCTGCTGGAGCTTTTTCTTTTCCATTATTCCACGAACCATATGGGCCATAAATGTTATGGAATCTACCAATTCTAACTTGCAATCCATAATTTCTAAAATATGAAAGATAAAGTCTTTCACTAAACAGTTTTTCCCAGCCATATTCACTGTCTGGGGCAGCCGGATATGCAGAATCCTCAGAACATTTTGGGTTATCTGGATCCATTTGATTGTATTCTGGATACATGCATGCTGATGAAGAATAGAAAATTTTAGGCATATTTAAATATTTTACTGCTTCGTGTGCAACATTCAAATTAATTATTGCAGAATTATGCATAACATCCGCATCATGCTCACCAGTAAAAATATATCCAGCCCCACCCATATCTGCAGCTAATTGATATATTTCATCAAATGTTTTAAGAACATCATCTGTTGTTAAAGCTTTTTGCACATTTATTGGATCACGCAAATCCATTACAAAAAATTCATCAGCATCTGTTTTTTTGTATTCGTGTTCTTTAATATCGACACCACGAACCCAGTATCCTTCAGACTTTAAACGAGTCACTAAATGACCGCCAATAAATCCACCTGCACCCATTACTAAAGCTTTTTTCATATTAATTCCTTTATACGATCAAAAATAAAATCATCAGCACTTTGGTGATTTATGCATCTTTCAAAATTGTCTTGTATTGCGTCCATCTTTGAAAAATATAAATCACTAGACAGTGTATTTATATCAAATGTATCATTTAGTATAATGATACCATCCATGTTAAACATAGTGTGTATTTCTGGAGTACCATGATAAATTGGTACGGTACCCGTAGCAAAACAATCCATTAATTTTTCAGTATAATAATTTGAATAACTCTCATTTTCTATTGTTATAGAAAAATAATAATCACGCAAAACATCTTCTTTTACTTTAAATGGATTAAAAGATCTTCCATAATAATCAATAGGATAATTTGTTTGTTTAAAATCATCCATCTTTTTATTACGGTATTCATGTCCAGAGCAAAAAGTTTTACCAGACGATACCATGGAAACCATTTTTGATTTTTTATATATCTGCCTATCAACTACCCACGTTGAATTTGCAGCTGGTGGACAATAAACACATGAATCACCTAATTTTAAAAGATCGTAATCATGAACAAATATTTTTTTATAAATTTGTTTTAAAAAATCATAATTCTTCTTTAAAAAATTAGTTTGGTCTGGAGTTATACCTCTAGATTCACACAACCATAAAAATTTATTTTTACTTTTGCTATTACAACCACCCAATACATCATAATCCATATAAACTTCTATATCTGAAGATGATGGACTATTGTGAATCCATTCAAAATTTTTTGGTTTTATATTCAAACAAGAAGAATACGTATGTTTAAATGGACTACCAAAGGAAGATAATTGCATCATAATGTATATGGATCTCTAATATGATTTCTTAATGCAATGCAGTTACTGGGTGTTGTATTTGGAATTTCTTCAAAAATGCTTATTTTTAATAAATTTTTTAATTCATCTAAAGTCAACATATCTTTAAAAAGATCATCATTAGTTTTAATAAAATTTAATGTCATATAAATTTTTTCATTATTAGACATTACTTTGTTTATATAATCTAATTCTACTTTTCTATTACATTCTGAAAATGCGTAATTGCTGATTACTAAATCATATTTTTGATTAGTATAATCTTCTAAAAATGAAATTGCATTTATATTTTTATAATCAAATTTACTTAAATATTTTTTTTGCAATTCTACTACTTCTGGCAAATCTACAATAGTCCATGATTTATAACCATGAATAATATTGCTTACAATAGATTGTCCACCATATCCACCGCCAATTTCAAGAATTGAATATGATGAAAGATCACCAAAACAATGTTGAAGTTCAGCAGCTACTTTTAAATATCTAAGAGTAGTTGCACTATACATACCAAAGTAATAATCAAATATCTGAGGAGATCCAAAAGAATCATTTACTTTTATTTGATTTATTTTATTTAAAACAGATGGATAATATGTTTTTGTAATTTCATAATATTGCTGCCCTAACATTGGGTGTATATGTTCTAATATTTCATTATAATATGGGTTTTGTTTAAAACTATTAAAAACAATTTCATTTTGTGCTGCTTCTAAACAAAATTTATTATATAAATTATTTTCACTTAATGAGCTTTGATTTGTCATACGATTATCCAATCTTTACAATAAATATCCGACCAATTTTTGGGCATTCCCGGTGCATCTCCAAACCATTTGCTTGGGGCAATTACCTTTTTGCTTTCACTAAGCCATGCTCCCCACCAACTAAAACTGCTATTTGCAATAATATGGTAATTACATAGGCTCATAGAACACATATCAACATTTTGGTCATTTGATTCTGTAATAAAATATTTTCTTTCTAATGAATCAAACAAACCTTTTGCCAAATCTGGCTCATCACTAAATGCAACAATAAGTAAATCTTCTGGAAGTTTACTCAAAGCTTCTTTATAGTACTCTAGTGTGCAAACTGGGTGTTTATCAGATAATTTTTTATAATCACCCAGTCTAAGATGAACAGATATTACAGGTTCTTTTGTAATACTTCTAATGTCCAGTGCTTTTCTATACACATCTTCACTAAAAGCAAACTCTTTTAAAAGATCATTTCTATAATCTACAAAGTATTTTTCACTTTGAAAATATCCAAGAATGTCTGTATTATCTGGAATACCAAATATTCCAGCATTGTATTCAAAATTTCTTTCTTGTGCTCTGTGAAGATTAATAACTGTGCTACTATCTTCTGCACTTAAATGTGGAAAGGCTTCATCCAAACAAAGATTTAAATAAGGGTTATCAGATTTATTTTTAAATGGAATACCAAATCTGTATTTTCTTGTTTTAGCAATAGCAAACAATGTTGCATATTGAAACATTTGGTTTCCCATTCGGCCGTATGCACCTAGATTATTATATGTAATCATAAAGTAAAATTGTTTTTGTTTTCCAAAGGCCTATCGGTCAAAGTTTGCCATTTATTTGCATTTTCTCTGTCATTGGATTGGTACATCAGCGGATTATTTGGAGTATATACTTTAAATTGCTGTTGAATGCCAGCTGTACCGAGATCCCATGGCATATCCATTCTATATAAACAATGTTTTCCAACATTTGCCATATTTTTACGGTAAACATCAGTGACATACAAAATAGCATGTGCACCAAGAATACCAGCAATTCTTAAATGGTTGTCATCTTTTTTGCATGTTTGATAATGAACATTACCATGAGAAATGCCCAAATAGACTCCATCTGAGTCATCTGGAATTTCAATTACTGGATTAAAATTTTCAACAAACTCAATATCATCTTCTAAAATTAGAAGAGGAGTTGCGTATCTTTCATCTTCCAGAATATCTACATGGGCCTGTCCACAACCTCTAAAATGTGCTATACTTGGATTTGTTCCCGGTGGTGGTGGAATAATTAAACCGGGTTTTCTATGGGTATTTTTAAACCCATATTTTTCAAATCGTGCTTTCATTGTTTCTGCATTTTTTGTAGCAGAATCTAAATTAATCCAGACAACCGGAATTTCTCGTAAATCAATAATCATAAGACCTCATATTAAATATAATACATCATATAAAGATGTCAAGTTATTTAGTTGACTTTTTCCTAAGGTACTTTATACTACAAACCAAATGAATCTAGAAGACCTCAAGAATAATATTACTAAAGATTCCCAAATAGACTCTACAGAATTAGGTGTAGAGGCTCTTAAGATACCTCAAGTACATGCCAAGTATCTTAATATGCTTACAGATTTTAAATTACTTTTGACCAAGCATCAAAATGATTATGCAATTCAAAGATTGCGTAAATGGAAAATACTGACTGGCAAAGCTTCAAAAGAAGAGTTAGAAGCATGGGGCGAAGAACCTTTTGATCTGGATCTACTAAAGACCGATGTAGAAAAGTTTATTGATGGAGATCCCAAGATTGTTGAATTGAAGTCTAAAGTGGCTGTCAATGAGATTAAAGTCAAGATGGTTGAAGAGTTTTTAAAGGCCATTAACAACCGAAACTTTAACATCAAGTCTGCTATTGACTGGCAAAAAATGATGAACGGCATAATATAAATATTATGTGGATATTGAAGTTGAATCTGTAGATGAAGTTCGTTACTACATCAAAACAGAAAAAGGAATCAAGCAAGAATTACGAGATTATTTCTCGTTCATGGTACCCGGTGCCCAGTATATGCCTATGTTCAAACGGCGTATATGGGATGGAAAAATCCGGTTATATGATATTCTTACATCCACTCTTCCTCGCGGTTTAAAAACTTATCTTGATAAGTTTTCCCAAGATCGTAAATACTCATTAAATATTAAAGAGAGTAGGAATCCTTTATGTATAAAGGAAACACAGCTTGCACAATTCTACGATACCCTAGCGGTATCGGTAAAGAAGAAGCCCGTGCAGATGCATGCGCATCAGCAACAAGCTATTATGCATGCTTTAAACCATCACAGATGCGTATTAATTTCTCCTACTGGTTCGGGCAAAAGTTTGATAATCTACGTCTTGGTCCGCTTTCTGCAATCCGTCTTGTCAGCAAATCGAAAGATTTTGATTCTCGTACCAACCGTTGGTCTCGTGAATCAGATGGACTCTGACTTTTTTGATTACTCTTCCCAAGACCCATCTTGGTCTTGCAAAAAATATCTTCATAAGATTTCAGCTGGCGTAGACAAAGATACTAATAAACAGATAGTAGTCTCCACATGGCAATCAATATACAAGTTACCAAAAGAGTGGTTTGACCAGTTCGATGCCATCTTTTTTGACGAGTGCCATCAGGCCAAAGCAGAATCAATCAACATGATTGGGCAAAAACTTGCCAAGGCTTGGTTTCGTATTGGTACAACGGGAACACTTGATCAAGCACAGGCACACCGACTGAGCATTGAAGGTATTCTTGGTCCCGCTATTCAGTTCATTCAAACAAAAAACCTAATGAACAAAGGGTTGCTTGCCACTATTGGAATCGACTGTATTCTATTGCAGTATACAGACGAAGAAAAACAATTTGTCAAAAAACAAAAATATCCTGACGAATTAAAGTGGATCATAACTAATAAGAAGAGGAACGAATTTGTCAAAGAACTTGCCCTCAAAACCAAAGGCAACACGCTCGTCCTCTTCAACTACGTCGAAGACCATGGCAAGCCTCTCGCCGCTCTCTTGGAGTCAGCAAAAAGCGGTAGACCAATATATTTCATCTCTGGAAAAACAGAAGCAGACACAAGAGAATATATTCGTAAGGTCGTGGACACGGAAAGAGATGCTATACTGGTTGCGAGTTATGGGACTACTAGCGCTGGTATCAATATTGTTAATATTGACAATATTATTTTTGCCTCGCCTACTAAGTCTATAATTCGGTTGCTACAGAGCATTGGTCGTGGTCTTAGAGTATCTGCAAAGAAAAAGACACTCAAGGTTTTTGACATTGTAGATGATCTTTGTTGGTTAAAACACAAGAATCACATCTTCCGCCATTTTGAAGAACGTGTAAAGATCTACAAAAAAGAAAAGTTTGATCATAAGATCTTTTCAATGTCTTTAAAGGACACCTTAAAAGATAAATAATAGAGAAGGGAGGACATACACATGTCCGAATCACTTCCTGAGAATTCTTTTGGCGGTGTATTGCGAGTTGTTAAGCTTACTTCAGGTGAAGAAATCATTGGTATGGTAAATGAAGCTTACACTGATAGAATTTCAATTAAGTTACCTGCTCGTGTTGAAACCTATGTAGTTCGTGATGAAAAAAGCGAATTAATAGAATACGTAAAACTTACAAATTATCTTTCCAATATACGTGGTTATGAAATTTCATTATCACGAAATGTCATAGTCTATATGGGTTCTCCTACATTAGAATTGGAAAAAATGTATGAAGTATTTTTTATGACCATGCAGACAGATTCAAAAACTATAATTGCTCCCATGCCAGATGACATGAAATTTGGGCATGAAGCAGGTCTTCAGATGTTAAATGATCTTTTTACAAATGAGGATTTTGTAAATTTTGTAAATGACTTAATTGATAACTTTGAAGGGGCTGAAATTCTTCTAGACGAGGAATTGGACGCTGGAAATGACGAATCTGAACCAGAATGCCCTCCATTTGAAGAACTCAAAGAAGAGGCTCCGAAGCCACCTAAGTCAAAGAAACGCCGTACAATGAATCCTGAGCCTAAAAAACTACCTTATAACCCAGAGGGGGACCCAAATAAAGCAGAAAGCTGGCCAGATGACCCTTCTCAATATTTTAATTAAACCTGATTAGTCAAATCGGATTCTGCATCTGGAATCATAGTATAATAAGAATAAGCAAAAGATGCTGTTGTTTTTACTAAATTTACATCTGCATTATCTGTCTGAAAATTAATACCACCAAGTGATATTGGTATAACATTATTAAATGTAAATGATAAAAGTACATCATTACAATTCACTGGATCTAAAATATCTAATGTGGCTTTAATGTGCCAGCTTTGGTAGTCTATATTATATTGATTGTCTTCGGAAATATTTGTAACATTTCTCATCCACGAATATATGCTTTTCCAGTTTGTTAAATCATTATCAACTATGAATTCTACTCGTAATGGCTCAAAGGTTGCAGACAAAGTAGGAATAGGAATGGTGGTTCCCAAAGTTGTTGGTTGCTTGGTTTCACCAATTGTTATTCCGGGCAAATTTGCTCGCTGACACATAAGTTCAAACTGACTGGTTCCTCTAGAAAAAGTTAATTTGAAGTAATTGCTATAAAGCGGATTTATATTATTTTTACATACTGTCATAAAATTATTTATTTAAAATGAAAGACCTCCCCATTTCTGGGGAGGTCTTCGTGTGACTTACTCACGGTCAGTTATCAGAACTGAGTGTTACCGTGGAGGTTTGTGATGGCAGTGAAACGGTAGTACTGGTTGAGACCAGCAGTTAAGGTATCACCATCTGGTGTAGCGCCATTTAGAACGTATGGGTTGGCAACTACGCCGTAACGGGTCTTGAACGCGATACGGGGTTGGAAAGTGTTGGGATCAACTGCACGTACCATTTGTAGCGGAATGTATGGGCAGTAGAAGATACCTGCATCGTAAGCAGTCTCACCCT